ATTTTGACCAGATAAAGACCTCTATCAAGGATTATCTCCGTGCAAATTCAAATTTCACGGATTTTGACTTTGAGGGGTCTAATTTTTCGGTCTTAATTGACACTCTAGCGTATAATACCTATATTACAGCGTTCAATTCTAACATGGTTGTCAATGAATCCTTCTTGGATTCGGCAACTTTGAGAGAAAATGTTGTTTCATTGGCAAGAAACATAGGTTATGTACCACGCTCTAGGAGTGCCGCTAAGGCGTCTGTAAGTTTGAGTGTACAAACAGACTCTGATACTCCAACATTAACCTTAGAAGCGGGTCTAGTGTGTGTAGGAGCAGCAAATAACACAAACTATATCTTCTCAATACCAGAAAATATCACAACAACCGTAAATTCTGGCACTGCGTCGTTTTCGAATATCGATATTTACCAAGGAACCTTTGTAAGAAACGCTTTTGTCGTTGATGGATCGTTAGATCAGAGATTTATTCTCAATAATTCCTTCATTGATACCTCAACAATCAGAGTTTATGTAAAAGGAACGAGTGATACTGGTCTTGGTAGAGAATATCAGTTAGTTGACAACATTTTAAACTTAAATGCGTCTTCTGAGATCTATTTGATTCAAGAAGTTCAGGATGAAAAGTATGAACTTCTGTTTGGTGATGGATATTTTGGCAAAAAATTAGAAAATGGAGCAGTAATTACTGTTACTTACATTATTACTGATGGTATTGAAGGTAATGGAGCTTCTAATTTTGCATTTTCGGGTAGATTCTTAGATTCTCTGAATAATGTTGTTACTCCAACCAATACATTAACAGTAACAACTAACAATAGCGCCTCCAATGGTGGAGATATTGAGAGTATTAGTTCTATTAAGTATTTTGCACCAAGAATTTACTCTTCACAGCACAGAGCAGTTACTGCCCGTGATTATGAAGCGATTGTTCAGTCAATTTATCCAAACACAGAATCAGTTTCTGTTGTTGGTGGCGAAGAATTAGACCCACCACAGTTTGGTAATGTAATTATTAGTATCAAACCCAAGAATGGTGATTATGTTTCTGATTTTGATAAGCAAACCATTCTGACAAAACTGAAGAACTATTCACTTTCTGGTATCAATCAACAGATTGTTGACCTTAAAGTTCTCTATGTTGAGATTGACTCTGCAGTTTACTACAATAGCACAGAAGTTTCGAATGTCAATGATTTGAAGACGAATGTTATTGATACTTTGAATACATTTGCTACTTCCAACATTAATAAGTTTGGTGGAAGATTCAAATATAGTAAAGTTTGCCAGACAGTTGATAATGTTAGTAATGCAATTACGTCCAATATCACAAGGGTAAAGATTAGAAGAAATCTAAAGGCACTGATTAACCAAGCGTCTCAGTATGAAATTTGTTTTGGTAATCGTTTCCATATTAATCCTAATGGATTTAACATTAAGAGTACTGGATTTACCCTGGCAGGAAGAAATGGAACATTCTACTTTACTGATGTTCCTGGTACTGGTGGTACAGGTGTTCTGTCAATCGTTAAGGAATCTACGACAAGTCCTGATTATATCGTAGAAGTTAAGTCTGCAGGTACGATTGATTATATTAAAGGTGAGATTATAATCAACACAATGAATGTTACATCTACTGTAGCAAACAACGGTATCATTGAGATTCAGGCGTATCCAGAATCGAATGATGTCATTGGTCTGAAAGACCTTTATCTTAGCTTCTCAGTTGCGGATAGCAAGATAAATATGATTAAGGATACTATTACTTCTGGCGAACAGATATCCGGTGTCGGGTATAAGACGACTTCTAGCTACTTAAACGGAGAACTAAAGAGGGTATAAGATGATAAAAACTGGATTTGAGACGAGGGTAAAAGTTCAGCAAATTATTGAGAACCAATTACCAGAGTTTTTACGTTCCGAAAGTCCTAAGGCAGTAGATTTTCTAAAGCAGTATTATATCTCTCAAGAATATCAGGGTGGTCCTATAGACCTTGCTGATAACTTAGATCAATATTTGAAAATTGATAATCTAACCCCAGACGTTATTAGTGGTTCCGCTACCCTTAGTGTAGGAATTTCTTCTACTACCGACACCATTGAAGTCTCTTCAACCAAGGGATTCCCAGCACAATATGGATTATTTCAGGTTGATGATGAAATAATCACGTACACTGGTATCACAACAAACAGTTTTACTGGTTGTGTGAGAGGATTTAGTGGAATTACTAATTACAACTCTAAGTCAAATCCAGAAGAATTAATTTTTAGTACCACAAGTAAAGCAACTCATAGTTCTGGAGCATCTGTAAAGAACCTAAGTGCTGAGTTTTTAAAGCAATTCTACAAAAAACTCAAGTATTCTCTTGCTCCTGGTCTTGAGAATGTAGACTTTGTATCAGATCTGAAGGTAAACAACTTCCTCAAAGAAGCAAGATCTTTATATGAATCAAAGGGAACAGAAGAATCCTTCAAAATTCTCTTCAATGTCCTTTATGGCGTAACACCAAAAGTAGTTGACTTAGAACAATTCCTTACAAAACCGTCTTCAGCAAACTTCTTAAGAAGAGAAATTGTTGTTGCTGAGAGAATTTCTGGAGATCCAACAAAATTAGTTGGACAAACAATCAAAAAATCAACAGACCTTGCCACACAAGGTTCAGTGTCTGAGGTTGAAATCTTCACTAGATCTGGTATTTCGACATATTATAAGATTGGATTGTTTGTTGGATATGATGACAAAGATCTGATCGAAGGAACATTCACGATCCAACCCGAAGTAACTGCAATAAATCCAGTTTCTGTTGGGTCGTCTGTCATAACGGTTGACACTACAATTGGATTCCCTGCTACTGGAACCTTAATTTCTGGTAGCAACACGATTACCTACACAGATAAAACTGTAAACCAGTTCTTGGGTTGTAGTGGAGTTGATACTGCTATTGGTGTAAGAGATCAAATTAGAACTGATGAAGTATTCATAGGATATGAAGATGGAGACACTACTAAGAAAGTAGAACTTCGTGTCACAGGAGTGCTTTCTGATTTCCAAACTATTGGAGATATTAAGTTAGTTACTGAAGGTCAAAAGATCTTTGTTAAAAACGTAGGTGAAAAGATTCAAAATCCTGAGCAAGATAAGTCATATAAGCAAATTTTTGCAAACTCTTGGATTTACAATACGAGTTGTAGATTTGAAGTTGATAGTATAAGTGGTTCAAACTTTGTTCTGAAGTCTGATATTGACAAGTCAAATCTTAAAGTAGACGATACTGTTGATATCCTACTTGGATCTACAGAAAATGTTGCACATTCAAATGCAACAGTAGCATCTATTTCTGGAAAACAAATTACTCTCGATAACCTTGTTGGATTTACTGAGGATTCTTCTTTAGATTATTCTATAAGAAGAAAGTTAGAAACTGCAACTAGTTCAGGAACTCCTATTGTTTATGGTAATGATATTGTAACAAGTGACGTACAAAACCTTTATAATGAGAATGATGAATATTTTTACGTTGCTTCAAACTCCTTACCTTCATATGACATCACAGAATCTGTTTCTAAAGCAGTAATAACCTCAGCAAGCGGAAGTGCTCTTGCAGGGTTTAGTGTCAGCAGTCAAAAGTATTCAATATTATCATTTAACTCCACAGTTCCTTTTATAACTGGAGACGAAGTTTATTATACCGCACAAAATGAAACTCTCTCAGGTTTATCCGAAGGAACATATTATGTCAAAGTACTTTCTCCAGATAACCAAATTAAGTTATATCTGTCACGTTCACTGATTGTAACTGACAATCCAGTTGAGTTTACTTCAACAAGCTCAACTGGATCACACACTTTCATTCTTGCTTCTCAAAAAGACGAATTAATATATCCACAAAAGAATCTCAAAAAGATTCCCAACTCAACTCACATCAGACTTGGTAATAATGAAAAGACAATTCCAGGGTCACTCGCAACACTTATCAATGGTGTAGACGTATTAAATTATAAGTCTTCAGATAAAATTTATTATGGTCCACTAAGTTCTCTGAACCTCTACAACGGCGGTGAAGGTTATGATGTCATAACTCCTCCAGACGTAGTTATAACTGCGCCCGGAAGCGGCACCAACGCCCTTGTAAGACCTGTTATAACAGGAACTTTGAAAGAGGTTATTGTAGATCCACAGAACTTTGACATTAACAAAGTTATATCGGTCACATTGACTGGTGGAAATGGAACTGGAGCAATTTTGCAACCTGTTGTTGAGAAGAGACAGCGTGAAGTAGAGTTTGACGCTAGACCAACCTATGATGGTGGTGGAGTAAACATCTTCACAGAAACTCTGACTTTCTTAACAGAACACAATTTCTCTGATGGAGATAAAATTCTCTATGATAGAAATAAAAACAACGCTATTGGAGTTTCCAGTTATCTTGGCAATAATCTTGATCAAGGAACTACACTTAGTAGCGAATCAACATATTATGCTCAAGTTGTAGATACAACTTCGATTAAAATTTATGAATCAGAATCTGACTACATTGCCGGAATCAACACTGTAGGATTCACAACTTCAGCGACTCAAGGTATTCATAAGTTTAAAACTTATGATGTTAAGAATACCCTTAGATCCATTAAAGTAATCAATCCAGGATCGAAATATGAAAATAGGAAACTTATTGTAAAACCAGAAAATGTATCGATCATAGAAGATAGTATCCATTTTGAGGGTCATGGATTCTCCGATGGGGATCTTATTGAGTATACTACTGATGGAACACCTATCTCTGGTCTTTCTACTTCACTTAATTATTATATT